AATTTCTACACGTTTCTCATAGTTATTGATAGTTGTTGATATTTTACTTTGTAGTTCAATACCACTAAAAACATCAAGAGGTTCAAAAAGCATATCATAAACACCAGAACCTATTGTTGGCTGCATTAACCTTTCGCCAAATCTGGTTTGCACTAGATTTTTTAGTGCTTGGGTTATTGCAGCCTCATTTTTTACGGCATAGATGTCCTTCGTGATTGGATTGCTCCTAAAATCAACATTCAGATCTTTATAAGATCTAATGTATTGAACTTCTTCGGCGGACCTTCTTGCCATTAAAACGAATTATACTTATCTATCCTTATTTATATCGATTAATGCCATCTTTCAACATAGTCATCGAACCCACCTTTTCCGCCACAAGGACGAGAATATCGATCTATTGGAGGTTGATTTACTTTTTTTCTTGCCTTATTTAAGAAATAGTCTGCTTTTTGGTCAGTGATAAGACAAACTGTACCAAAATCTTGCTCCATCAAGGTACTACTTCTATCTGGATTGGGGTTAATTGCCATCTGTTTTCTCCAAATTAGGGTAAACAGAACTTTTTACGGGGTTGCTATCCCGTTTTCTCAGTAAAAAAGCGAAAGAATGCCATAAAAGGGCACCTTTCGCCTAAAAAACTATTATTTTCCTTGGCCACGATACTTTTTACGTGCTCCATTACGACTTGTTGCCGCATATTTGGTCCCTAACCCAAGTCCTTGACGAGATTTTTTGGGTTTTCCAGGAACATAACCGTTTTTTGTTAGTGGTCCTTTTGCTTTTGCCATGAATTCCTCCGAAGACTTCCTTATTATACCACAAAATCGTCTACATGCCAACTAAGACTGTCTTTGCTCCAGTACCAATCCTGGCAAAGCAGGGGGGTCCTAGAGGGTCTCCTATAACAGCTAGAGGTCTTCCCTCAACAAGTACACTCTTACCCGTTGCAACGACTTTCCTGGGGTGTCCAACCCCAAATTTGTCTTCTTTTGTAAGTAAAGAACAGTTACATGCAGATGGTTTTGGAGTTGTACATCCTGCTTTTGGCGTTGGAAATAAGTTTATAACCTGATTTGTCGTATCAGATTTATGTGGAATCAACTCATCTCCCATAACTAAAGGAATTTGACCTTCAATTCTTACAGTTTTTACTGCTGTAGCAGGATTTAAATGGGTTAGAGGCGTTGGTGGCCAATGACATGT